TCTGCTGTAAATACAAATTCATTCTTGCTAAGTCTAGCTGGCACATCGTCCGCTCTTTCCTCAGCTCCTATTGGCACAAAACCACCTTCTCTATAATCTTTTTCCATACCACCTAAATCCATGATACCACCTTCTTGCATAGGAACTCTACCGCCTTCTTTCATAGAACTAATTCCTAAAAAATCTAAAGCAAAATCCATTAATTTAATTCCTTTTGCTTTAGCACCACTATCTTCGTATTGAATTAACATGTCCTCAAAACCTGCTCTATCAAAACCACCCATGTCACTTTCAAATAATTTCATAACGTTACCCATACCAGCCATTTTCATGTCTTCATCGTCTTTAATACTTTCAGCTAATTTTTTACCTGCAGCCATTCCAATTCCAGATGGAGTAAGCATACTAAGTTTTTCAACCAGTTCTCCAAATTTATATCCTTCTCTTGGTATGTCAGCTAATCCACCATCAGCAGCAAAGAAAGATGGTTGTACAAATTTTTGTTGTGGCATAAAGAATAAACCAGAAGCTGCACGAGAGGCAGGATTTTTATAAAACTCTTTAGCTTGATTTCTAATATCAGCTACCATTGGCTGTACACCTGTAACATCTATACCTGGGTCTATCTCTTCTTCATCACCACCCATAAAAAATGGTGCTAATGTAGCTGCTGCACCACCACCTAATAAAAGTTTTTGACCTGTAGACAATCCTGCAAATTTATCCATTAATCCTCTAAATAAACCTGGGTTTCGTTGAACGTTTCCTCTAGCAAATAAAGAAGGTAGTCTAGTTGATAAAGTTGAACCTATTCCATATCTACCTAACAATCCTTTTGCAGCTCCACCAAAACTTGCTCTACCAAATAATCCACCTATTTGTGTTCCCGGTATACCAAAACCCAAAGCCCCTATTATAGCAGCTTTACCTAGTGGTGACTTAACAACTTTCTTTACAGCTTTTTTAGCCTTTCTTACAATCTTACCTAGAAAATAACCTTGTCTTGGCTCTTCTAGTGTCATGATACCACCACCAGCTCTAAGTTGTCTTTCCATATTCATCCTTGAAATTGCCATAGTTTGTCCTTTTTATCGCCTTTTTCTATTATAATCAATCATATATATCCACAAGGTCAGTTAGCCCACCACGTAGATAACCGATTCTACCACCATCTTTTGCTCCTTCTACTGGACCTAAACCAAATTCTGTTCCTTCGTTAAGAGCTTCTAATTCATTAGCTAATTGATTAGGATCAGCAACATTTGTTAATTGATTAGCTCCTGGATAATTAGTTCCGGTAATACTAGTTGGTTGTAAACTCTGTAAATAAGATCTTGCAAAAGGTAAATCAGGACTTACTTGTTGTGCTAAAGTTGTTCCATCGTCTTCTTCCTCTGTTTTTCCAAATCCAAATTTACCAAGAACACTTTTTATTCCAGGTAGTCCCATAGCAGCTCTACTTGCAAAACCTAAAACCGGATTTACAAATCCAAGAATAGTTGAAAATAAGCTACCTAAACCAAATGGTCCTCTTCTAGATTTAAAGTCAGCTATATTTTGTCTTTCATTGTACCCTAATCTTTCAGCCTGTCGTTGTTCAGCTTTTTGCATAATCTCTCTTTGATTTCTTGTTCTTGCATCAAACGCTGATTTAGTTTCATTTGGTCCTCTACCAGAAAAACCTGCGCCTTCATTAGCTCCACCGCTAGCTGCTGTGTCTACACCTGCTGCTCCAGCGCCACCTATATCACCAAAACTGTCTAGTGACATAATTCCAGATGGACCCATGTTAGGACCTTTATCTAATGATCCGTGTATATCTTTTTTAAGTATTAAATCTTTTTCTGCTTTTGTAATGTATGCAAGTTCTGTTGGTGGTGCGTCAGGGCTAGATTGCCATTTTCTAGGTGCAACAACTTGTGGTTGTTTACCTAAGTAATTTTCTACTCCACCTTGTACAACTGGTTTTTTATTTTTCGCCATCTTTTTTATCCTCATCTGATGATGCACCTAATGGTGGCATCGCTGCTACTTTTATTTTTACAGATCTTACTACATGTTCTTTTTGTGTAGCTGTATCTGGGTTTGCAATATCATCTTCTGCTTCTTTGTCAGAACCATATTCATAACCTGTTTCTTTGTTTCTTAAAATTACTTCTGTTTCGCATTTTACTACCGGTACCTTTTTACCATTTATGTATGTATATGCTACTTCTCCTTCTTCTATAAACATATTAATCCCTATTTATTTCTAACAGAGAAACTATTATATGTAGTCTACCTGCTGTTGTTGCTTGTGCTTTTAATATCTCACTCTCTTGTAATACAATTGGTTGTGTTATCAACTCCGTGGTTGCATTTGCCCCAATTGTTTTTGTTTTAAAAAGAGAAAATATTGCTGCACTTGCATCTGTTAAAGTTACATTAATACTATCTCCACTACCTGAATCATCAGATACTAAAATATTTTTTAATATTGCTCTTGAATTACTAGGAGCTGTATATACAGTTGTATTGTCTGTAGTTGTAAGATCTATTTTTGCGTTTTTATATACGTTAGCCACCTATAAACCAAGAGAATCTCTCTTGCTCCTGTTTTTGTTCATCTAGAAATGTTGAATTTAATTGTTCTACAATTAATGCAACAGCTCTATTAATTTGTTTTTGGTTAGATATATCATACTCTTCTTTTGGTTCTGGTAATCTAACTACTATTTTAGCCATTATCTTCTACCATCCGCTTGTACATCTAACCTAAATGTGCCAAATCTCCATGACTCAGATACAGCATCATTTTCTATTTTTATATTTACAAATCTTCCACGTGCTCTTGTATCCTTTTTATCAGTGCTTGCAGTAATTGTAAATGGACTTAAAGATGTTGTTGTTTGTGAGTCTGAAGGATATCTTTTGACAGCTAGCGTTATTTTAGCATTTCCAGCTAAATCCTTAAAATCAGGTAAAAACCTTCTAACAGCTAAAAATACATCCCCTGCTATTTGATATGCTTGTCCTCTCATTCTTTGCTGTATATCAAAATCAAAAGATTGTATAAAAGATGAAACTGTTGTTGTAGACCCATCAGGATTTACCTGATCTGTGCCAACTTCATGTTCAAATAACGTAGTTTGCCCGAGTCCTGATTCACCAACAATTACTGGAAAAGTACCTGTTGCACTATCGTCAAACTTAGTTGCAAATGGTTTAGGATATACTGTTGCATCAATCCATGTAGTTCTAGACTCTGTTCCTATATACCAAACACCACCTGGTATTCTAGGGTTACTTTCTCCATAGTTATATACAACATATTGATCATTGTATTCTGAATTAGCTGACGGATAATACCATATTACTTCTGTAAACTGATTATTTAATCCTGCGTATACTTGTTGTCCTTTTGTAGTATCAGCTTGATCATAAACATAATCTTGCACTGCACATTTTAAAGATTTAACTGTACCATCAAATGCAAAAAAACCATTTGGTGACATCCAAAACGCAACACCATCTATTTCTACAGCTGCATTTTTACCGATTAATCCACAGTTTGTACCTACCTGTTCAAAACCAAATGTAAATGGAGCACCTACAAACTTCATGGTGTATAATGCATTGTCTGTCCAAACTAGGATAGATTCTTTTGCTTTTAATGCACCAATAATTTTTGTACCATCTTGTAGTCTTTGTGTACCTGCTGTGTTTATTGCAGTAACTGTATAATCATTTATATCTTCTTGTTCTGAAAATCTAATAAACATGTCGTCTTGTGTCGCTGGTGTTCCAATAGTTGTTTCTGTTCCAAGGTGAATTAAGTGTCTAGTTGTTGGTGATACTAATGTTACCCTTGTTGCAGTTGGATTATTTGTAGTTGCAAATCCAGACGTCGCTGTAGACGCTCTTGTTTCTAATGGTGTTGTAGCTCCTGCATTCCATGTAAATGTTTTTCCATTTGCAATAGTTGCAACTAATACTTCTCCAAAATTACTTAATGACCAAAGTCCAGGTTCAAGTGTTATATCATCTGCTGATGATGCTTCACCCCATTTCCCTGCGCCCCACGTATCTGTACCCCAACCATAACCATATGATTGTGCAGCAGGACCCACTGGTTCGTAAGGAATTAATTCTATACTACCTCCTGTAGATACAGTTCCTGAAGCATTAGAACTTTGTGTAACCGTAAATACAGAACTTGATGTAACAGAAGTTACTTGAAAATTTTTATCTTCAAAATCAGATGCAGAATAACCTGTGCCACTTGGTAATGTTACATTATTAAATTGCACAATATCTCCAGCTACTAAATTATGTGAGGCTTTTGTTATAGAACAAATAGCAGAACCAGATGTAGTTGCAATTGTTGCACTAGTCAAAGCTGTCTTCACAGGTGTAATGTCATACAGCTGCCCTTCAAAATATAACAATAAAAATTTATCAGTTCCTATTGCAACATATCTATTTCCATCAAGATCAACAAATGCAAACTCTCTTCTAGCAACACCAACTATTGTATCTGTAACAAGTGATGACCAACCACCAACTTTTTCTGGAAGATTGTATCTAAATCTTACATTATCACAATCAACCCAACGGCTTTCAGCACCGACTGATGTATTTTGTTTATCAATTCCAGGTAAAAATTGAAAGTCAAGTAGAGCCACGTGTTAGCTCCTATATTTTATCTTTGTATACCCAGCCTCTCGCTGCATTAACATACACCAAGGTAAAAGCTGAAGCATTTGCTGATACTACTAAATTTGATGCAGACCCATTAATATTAGATCCATTTCTACCAACAGTAAGATTATTAGATGCAAGATTATTTCCGCTATCAATAAATGTAACTTCATTTCCAATAGCAGGCGAAGCAGGTAGGTTTATTGTAATTGCAGTACCAATACCACTTCCAGATGTATCAACTAAAATTTGATCACCATTAACCGTGGTATATGTTGTAGATGGTGTGTAATATCCTTTAGTTTGTAATTTACCTGTAATATTTGTACCATCAGAATATAAAACTGTTGTAGATCCTATAGGTAGAGTTAGCCCGGTCCCTGATACAGTCTTAACTGTTAGTGTGTAATTAGAAGAAGATCTAGTTGTACCGTCCTCTACAATAAAAACTCTTTCTGCAGAGTCTGGCATAGTTACTGTTCTATTAGCTGAAAGTGTGCCTGTTAATTTA